TGGAATTCCAAAGGAGGCCCACTATGCCTGTAAGGCACCTGAATGACGTTGTCACGAGGCTAAAGGCCGTAGGGTTGCCCCCTGCGTTGATAAACGACATCCAACAAGTGATCACCCAGAGGGAGACACACCAAGGACCTTGCGGTACCGTAATGTGGTTAAAATCCCTGAAGGTGGATTACGTCAGACATCTAGCAGGAATGGAGCCTGTGGGAGTCTACGCCAAGAAAAACGTTCGAATCCAAGGGACAGTTTACCGGCTGCCCAAGGGCCCTTTCGGGCGCGTCTTCGAGCTTGGCCTCCGATCTAATCGTCGGAAAGTAGCCCATCAGGTCTGGCAGGTTCTGCTTGCGTACACTCGGTACCGATACAAGCCGGGTGTCGTGACGTTCCCCCAGTGGAGGAAATTCTCCTCCGCTGTGAGGAAGGAGCCGCCGACGAAGTCCCAACTGCGCGAGGCACAAGTGCACGTGTCCGCAGGTCTCGGTACCCTGCCGAGATTTCATGGTGTGCTTGGGGACCCTAGACCATTAGTTACCTTCCAGCCACGGGAGGGCAAAACCGTCCCTGTCCTTGCTCGGAAAACAATGCCGGAGAAGACCGATCTCCTGAGGCAACTCAAGGAGTTCTGGTCTTATAACCGCATACCGAGGGAAGTAGCTCCCCTCATTGCGGCCGTATCTGCGGGAACGAAATTCGAGTCTTGGACACAATGGATGGCTCACGACGAGGGATTGGTACCCCTCGGCTATGTGGGCAATATCGGGTTCATTCAAGAGCCTGGTCTCAAATTGAGAGCTGTGGCTAACCCTAACAGGGTGCTCCAGTTAGCTTTAGAGCCATTGGGACGTTCGTTGTTTAAGTGGCTGGCTACGCTTCCAGAAGACTGTTGTTACCATCAGGAAACTGGTGTATACGACACGCAAGGGTGGTTAGCTCAAGGGAGGAAAGTCTACTCCTTTGATCTGAGCAATGCTTCAGATGTGATTCCTCTATCACAGCTAATTGGGATTCTCAGGGCCGTGAAGGTCCCTGATGCCCACTGGATGTTATTATACCTGGCGGCGACCGGGACTTGGCTTATCCCGTTATCGTCGTCAGTGCGTGAGGCATCTCAGCTTCGCTGGAGGCGCGGAACCCCATTGGGTCTATTCCCATGCTTCGCACTGTTCTCGCTCTGGCACCATTGCCTTGTGAGGGGCATATGTGTCAGCCGGGGACGCCTAGACTTCCCCTACCGCATACTGGGAGATGACATTGTCATCGCTTCACCAGAGGTGGCGGAAGAGTATCAGCGCGTACTGGGTGTTTTAGGGATTACGATATCCATGGACAAATCCATCGAATCGGACAGAGTAGCCGAGTTCGCTGGGCGTGTCATCACGAGAGGAGCAATCCTCCATGGACTTAAGTACGGGGATGAGACTAGCGATAACTCATTCCTGGAACAAGTTAAAAACTGTGGTCCCCGCGTGAGCCGATACCTGTTGCCTAAGCAAAGGCACGTTGCGACGTGGCTTTCCCATGCTGCGCCGCCGGTTGGTTTCGGCTTCAATCCCGAGGGTAAATCATATGGGGAGCGCCTGGCTATGGCCATGGCGTGGGAGCTCGCTGCTCCCCGCAAGTCTTCTACGGATTTAGTCGTCCAGATCCAAACGGTGTTTCGGAATTGGTACGCTCATAAGTACCGGGTTTCCGATAGCCGTTTTTCTGCAGACCCAGGTTACTCAATTGACCTGGACCCGGATGCCCTCGACCTGGGGGCATCTAGAGCGGAATACCGTGGTGTGCCTATACAGGCATACTCTGGTAACCTCACTGAGGTGCTGGAGTTCCAGACCATGGAGGAAGCTCTGAAGGGATCAGCAGGTATGCTGATGCGGTTGCTTCGGGATTTGCGACCGGAGTCACTGGACCATCCATTTTCTAAGACGCTGATACAAAGTCTGTACCCGCGGTTGCAACGCGCTAGGGAATTATACCCCCAGTGCTTGGTGTGGGTGTTTCACAACACTCCATACCCAATTGCGTCGGATGTCGACACTAGCCCATGAC